AAAGTAATAAAATAGTAACAGGTCAAAAAAAAGCTTCTTTACCTAATAGTGGAGAGTTTACAGAAGATTACTCTAATAAAAATCAGTACAAGTTCTTTGCCCCTAAAGATATGAGTAAGGGAACAGATTACACCACGGATTATATAGGGTATAAGCAATCTTTTGCAACCCTCTTTAACCAGAATATAGTAAGAGCGTACGTCCATGGGGATAATTATTTGAAAGTGGGAGACATGGTAACATTAGAGTTACCTGATACCTCAGGAATCAAAACTACATCTAAAAAAGATAAATTGTATGCTGGTAATTATATGATTACAAAATTAAGACATATAATTTACATGGAAGATAAAAGATTCAAACATAAAGTTTCATTTGACTGTAATAAAATAGGATTATCATAATGGCAACAGGTAATATAGGTAAAGAAGGATTTAGATGGTTCATTGGAGTAGTAGAGGATAGAGACGATCCTTTAAAGCTTGGTCGTGTAAGAGTACGGATATACAATGTACACTCTGAAAAGAAGTCGCTAGTAAATACAACCGAACTTCCATGGGCAGGCGTACTTAACAGTATCAATAGTTCTAGTTTAGATAAGATAGGGATATCCCCTACAGGAATGCAAGTAGGGTCAACCGTTGTCGGGTTCTTTATGGACGGTAATGATGGAAACAATCCTATGATTATGGGAACTCTTGCAGGGGTACCTGGCAACGATCAGGCTAAACATGATGTGTGTAACGAAGCCAGAGAAGTGAATGCTGTACCAAAATCCTATAATGGATCTGGTAGAGTAATGGAACCTAATTCAGCATTCGCAGCTAAATATCCTTATAATAAAGTGATTAGAACTGAACGTGGCCACGTAATCGAAGTAGATGATACACCGGACAAAGAAAGAATTCATATCTATCATAAGAGTGGATCATATTCTGAAACCAATGAGGTTGGTAGGAAAGTGGATAAAGTGGTAGATGATCACTTTGAGATAATTGTAAAAAATGATAATGTATGGGTAGGTGGTAATGTTAAAGTGCATGTGATGGGCAATGTGGATATTAAAGTAGAAGGAACATATACAGTAGAGTCATCTGGTGGTATGAGATTTAAGGCTCCACGTATTGATATGAACTGATATGCTTACAGGATCTTTCAAAATACTACTAAATGGTGAGCTTGTTACCTATACCAATTATAATGATATACCAGAGTCCTTTGATAATGTTATAGAATTTTTGCCTGATTACCCTCCAGGTCCTCATACAGAGGAAGAACATGAATACGTGGGAACCTATAATTTGTACTTACTTGATTTATTAAAGAGAGAAACTAATGGCAGCAGTGACTAGAAAAGGTGATCCTGATGTAGCTCATTGTAGTACACCGTTCAGAGCTGGAAGCTCGTCCGACGTGTTTGTTAATGGTTTACCGGTATCTAGAGAAGGGGACAATAATACTACTCACCAACTACCTAGAGGAGATGGGTGTCCATCTCATTCGACGGTTATTACAAAAGGAAGTTCATCCGTGTTTATTAATGGTAGTGGATGCGGAAGAGTAGGGGATCCAACAGGATGTACGTCAGTAGCAGGTGGTTCACCAAATGTATTTGCAGGGGGCTAAATGGCTTCGATAAAACAGGTAGCACGTAAAGAAACAGATCTTAAGCAGATTGTATATTCTGACTTACAAACTAGCTTTGCTATACATCCCAATAAGAAGGATGTGACTAGATTATTTAATGAAGATGCTGTTAAGAGATCAATAAGAAATATTATTCTGACCAATAAAGGGGAAAAGTTAATGGACCCTCAATTCGGAAGTAATATTAATTCGTTACTTTTTGAGCAAATGACACCTGCGACAGAAGATATTTTAAAACATTATGTAATGAGTGCTATTGAAAACCATGAGCCAAGAGCCATGGTCCTTGGGGTAATTGTGAGCGCACTTTACGACATGAACGCATATGGTGTCACCGTTGTTTTTAACACAATAAATACAAAAGAACCATTAACAATGGAATTATTAATTAATAGGGTACGCTAATGGCTAATACTAGCATAAACTTGGTAGGGTTAGACTTTGATACAATCAAAGACAACTTAGTATCATATCTTAAAAGATCAGACTCACCATTCAAAGATGTTAATTATGATGGTTCTAATATATCACAACTAATTGATGTATTATCATATAATACTTATTTGAATTCTTACTATTTAAATATGGTTGGGAGTGAGATGTTCTTAGATACGGCACAGCTTAGAGATACAATTGTATCTCATGCAAAAGAACTCAATTATATTCCTAGATCGTTCAACTCATCAAGCGTACAAATTAATTTTGATATCTATCCGTCAACTACAATAGATAGTATTTTGATCCCTAAGGGTACATCATTCACCACCAAACTTGGTAGTAATAATTATAGCTTTAGTACACAAGATAATTTAGTCTTTAATTCTAACGCTAATAACATTGTTAAAGTAACCAACTTAAATATCTATGAAGGATCATATGTAACCGAATCCTTTGTTTTTGATTCATCCAACACCGCTCAACGGTTTGTACTTTCAAACCCCACAATAGATACCCAAAGTCTTTCAGTGCGGATACTAGAAGATAATGGAGCAAACACATTATCTTACAGTAGATCGACATCGTTCCTAGGGATTGGTGCTAACTCCCAAGTATACTTCCTACAAGCCGCAGAAAACTCACAGTATGAGTTAGTGTTTGGTGATAACGTGATTGGTAGAAAACCTAAAAGTGGTTCAGTGGTCGTAGCTGAATATAGAGTGTGTAATGGCCAATTACCTAACGGATCAGTAGTGTTTGATTTGGATGGTCCAATTCAAGGCCAAGCAAACATATCTCAGATAACCGTAGCATTCCCTGCTTCTGGTGGAAGTATCGGTGAAACAAATGAGTCAATCAAATACAATGCTCCAAGAGCATATCAAAATCAAGAACGTGCAGTAACAACCTCGGATTATGAAAATTTACTCAATCAAAACTTCCCTGAGATTCAAGCTATCTCAGCTTATGGCGGTGAAGAAGCAGATCCTCCTCAGTACGGTAAAGTTTATATTGCAGTAGATATTGAAAATGCTGATGGAACGCCAGAAGTCATAAAAAGAAAATTCTATGATTTTATTAAAGCAAGATCACCATTATCAATTGATCCAGTTATTATTGATCCCGACTTTTTATTTGTTGACGTAGACACAAATGTAAGCTATAATATTAATACCACCACATTAAAAGACAATGATATAAGATCACTAGTTTTGAATACTATCAGTCAATATAATATTTCTACATTATCAGATTTCAAAAGTACACTAAGGTACAGTAAATTTATTAAAGCGATTGATGACACTCACCCAAGTATTTTGAGTAATGACACGCGCATCGTTCCATATAAAAGTTTGAATCCTGTAGCAAACACTTTGTTTACTACGTCTATTAAATTTGGTTTTGCACTGACACGTAATGAGACCCCTGATCATGGGGGATCAAATACTGTCGACGCTGCTAATGAGCACCTGAATGTATGGTCGACCCCTTTCATATTTGACAATGCTTTAGCATTCATAGAAGATGATGGGTTCGGCAATCTTTTTATTGTTTCTCTTCAACAAGGTATACACAAGAGACTGTTTACTGTAGGAACTGTAGATTATACGTCGGGCGGGGTCAATATATTTAATTTAATAGTGGATGAGTATAGTGGTAGTCAAGTTAAGCTATATGTAAGACCAGAATCCTTTGATATTAGCTCGCAGAAGAATGTTATTTTATCAATTAGGGATAATGATATAACAGTTACTACAACCCGTGTAAGAGAGTAGTATGATTGATATTGAACAAGGTATATCCACATTTATAGAGTCGCAATTTCCTGATTTTTATAAGGAAGATGGTCCTATTTTTATAATGTTCGTCAAAGAATATTATAAGTGGCTAGAAGAAAATTATACAGTTATTGAACTCTCTGACGTATCTAACTTTGAGATAGGAGATATTGTAACACAAGACCTAGCAGCAGGGGTCATAGAAGTTATACTACCAACATCTATAATGGTCAAGGTAACAAAAGACCATTTTGTAACCAATAATACAAAACTTGTTAGTACTAGTGGGGGATCCTCATTAATTAAATCGGTACAATCAACAAACCCAATTTACTTCTCAAGAAATCTTTTGCACATAAAAGATTTAGATTTTACTACAGATAATTTTCTCGTACACTTCAAAGAAAAGTATCTAAAGAATATCCAGTTTGATACATTCAGTGCTAAAAAAACATTAATAAAGGCAGCACAAGATCTATACAGCTCTAAAGGAACGGAACGCTCAATTGATTTATTATTTAAATTAGTTTTTGGGCAAGGAGCAAGTGTATATTATCCTGGCGAGGATGTGCTTAAACCATCTTCTGGTAAATGGGTTATTCCTCAATACTTAGAGGTCACTGTAACTCCAAAAGGGCCTCTATTAGTTGGCAAGCAGGTATATGGTAGTAAATCTGGAGCTACAGCATTTTGTGAATATCTAATTAAAAGAAACATCAAAGGAAAAATTATTGATGTTTTATATTTGAGTAATTTGGACGGTACGTTTAGTCATAATGAATTAATATTAGATAGCACAGGGATCATAGAAAACGCTCCTATAATGACTGGGTCCTTATCATCTATTGATATAACATCTGGTGGTGAACGATTTGTTGTCGGGGAAGAGGTTATTCTAGTAACTGATAGAGGGGTAGGTGGTAGAGCACTCGTCACAGAAATTATCACTGAAACAGGGCTTGTTAAATTTACAATCATAGATGGTGGTTGGGGATACTCAAACACAGCTCAAATGTTGATATCTAATAAAGTATTAACATTATCTAACACAGTAAACGCTAACACCTCTAAAAATACATTTGATAAATTTGAAACTATTACACAACCTTTGATTAAGGTTAATAGTAATAACGTTACAGGAACTATAAAAATTGGTGATTACGTCACTAACCCAGACAATGCAGTTGGATTAGTTGTAGAGACGAATCAGACTGAAGGGTCAACATTATCAAATACAACCATTAATATTATCTCTGGTAATATCGTATCAAATAGCGTTATCCGTTCAATCAACCAGCAGTGGTTAACAGTACAGAGTAATACATCTACTACTAATAATTTTATTGTCGGGGAACTCGTATATCAGTCAAATGGATCAGCTAATGTAACAGTTGGTACAGTAGATTCTGTATCTAATGTAGTTATTATAACAGTTAATACTTCAACAATAACATCTAATGGGTTACATGTTGGTACATTCGCTTTTCAACCTTCTACATTGGCCACTGGTACAGTAATAGCTTTACCATGGAGTGTTTATTCATCATATGCCAATGTTCCCTATCTTGTAATATCTAGTATAAGTGGATCATTCAATAATACTAGTATTATAAATTTTTATCCACAAGCTGGTAACACCACGTTACTCACAACTGCAACTCCTACAAACGCTGCCAATGGCGAATTAATTAAATTG